TGAACTGGTTTATAGTAAATCTGTTTCTCTCGGTGAGGACTTGCTCAAGCAGATTAAGGAGAAACTTGCTCTGAGTGCTGCGGATAGCCTCAGTATTCCTGAGTTGGTCCAGAAATTGCTTGAGAAGGTCGCATCTCTCTCAATGGCTGAGTCCAAACTTTCTGATGCTGAGAAGCAGTTAACTGACCTCAAAGCGGATAAGGAAGTTGCTGCTCTTCTGTCGGAGGGTCGGATTCTTCCGGTTGAGAAAGACGTGTTCCTATCAATGTTTAAGAAATCTCCAGAGGTTTTTACTGAGATGGCAAAAGCTCGTAGGGACATGAAGAAGACTCTGGTTGAGTTAAGTGAGACGGGTGTGGCGTATGAACCGCAAGCTGATGACAAAACTAAAGCGGAACTGGCTAAGCAGATTGAGGCGGCCAAGGCTGAGGGCCGTGTTAAGTAGGATGAGTGAGGGGAAATCTTTGGAGGTAATGAACAATGCCTAGTATTAAACTTCCGAGTGTTGTTGATGTAGCAATCACCACTATTAAGGAACTGTTGGCTTTTACCACGCTTCCTTATTATCAGGTTCCAGGAGTTCTGAAAGCGGCAGAAGGTGCGGTGGTTGTTGGTGATCCGATTGCCTGGAACACAGGTACGGGTGAGTTTATTAAGTATGTGAGTGGTGAGACCCAGGTTACGGATGAAGCGGTTTTTACTGGTACTGCGGCTACAGATGAGTTTGTGTTTGCCCTAGACCACAATAAAATTATTGCTGGTTCGGTTACAGTTAAGATTAACAGTGTTACCAAAGCAGAAGGTACGGACTATAGTCTTGACTATGCCACTGGTGTTCTCACTCTGGTTGCGGACCTGGGTACTGGACTTCCTTTGACGGCTACCTACAAGTATAAGGCTGGTACTAATACTCCTGTTATTGGGTTTGTGAGAATCCCTGGTGATTCCACCTCTGCTGCTGTTCCTATTGAGGTTGTGGTTGGTGGGGCTGTTAAGTATTCGGTGATTTCCGCCGCTTCTTTGTGGAAGAGTTATATTCTGGATGACATCAAGGGTCGTTATATTGTTGCGGCTGATGCGGTTATTTTCTAAGGTGAGAGTAGGAATCTGGTAAGAGGATAAACAATGCCTGAACTAGCAATTCTTGAGCAGACTGTTTTGACTGGTTTAATCCAGAAATATGTGGCTCCGCCTGACCACGTAGCGACTGCCTTTTTCAATCGGCAGAGTCATCCTAACACGGTGGCTAAATGGGATGTTGTTTCTGGTAATCGGTACATCGCACATCCTACTCTCCCGAACAGGGAAGGTAAGATTGTCGGGCAGGCGGGAGTCGGGACGAAAACAGCTTCTTTTATTTATGTTAGAGAGAAGAAAGCCTTTGAGCCTACGACTCTTCGTTGGCTGAGAGAACCTGGGAATTTGGCCCAGAATAATGCAGAGGCCTGTGTGCGTCGGGAGACCCAAGACCTGAATAACAGGCTTGAGCGACTTGTCGAACTTTATTGCTGGCAAGCACTCAAGGGGACGATTACTGTTAATGAACCTGATGTTAAGGCCGTGGTCAGCATGGGTATTCCTGGGACGCATACTCCTACAACTGGTGTTTCGTGGTCATCTACTACAGCCGATATTATCGGTGATGTGAAGGCGTGGAAGAAGTTGATTGCCGCAGATTGTGGGATGGCTGCTTCCGATGTTTATATTAATTCAGTTGTCATGGAGTATCTGTGGAAGAACACAGCTATTAAGACTTGGTTTACTGACAAGAACAAGGAAGAGTATTTCCGTACTGGTAGTATTTCTGGGTTGCTTGGGTTGAATTGGCATGTCTACGATGGTGGATATGTCAATGACTCTGATGTTTTTGTCAACCACATTGGTGATGCTGAGTTGATTATGCTGGCCCAAGCTGCACCGGATACTTTTGTGCTGTTGGAAGGGCTGTCGGCTGATGAGGACGCTCCTAGAAATCATACTGGTAAGTTCTCTAAGACGTGGCAGACAAGTGACCCGTCAGGCCGGTTTGTTCTGATTGAATACAATTTTATCCCGGTCCTGTTACAGCCCGAAGCTGTGGTTTTTGCTGATTTGACTCATTAATTTGTGAGGAATTGGCTCTAACGAGCCGTTAATTCCTTTGCGACCTCTCCTTGTGGGAGGTAGGGTGGGTGGAGGGAAATTACATGGAGGTCTCTGCATGATTGCGATTTGCACGATTGATGGTCTCACTACAGGTGGTAAGTTATTGCGAGTGGGAGAATTTTTTGCGCTTTCTGAACACTTCTTAAAGGAGGTTGAAGGAAAGACAGATGAGCAGGTTGCTCGCTGGCAACTGAAGGTTTACAAAAAGTCTATCTTCAGAAGGCCTACTCCTGAGGAACTGGCGGATGGTCTGAAGGCTAAGAAATTTAATCTAGCTGACTGTGAACAGAAGGAGAAAACTATTATTGGCAGATTTAAGATGCAAGCAGCTGAAAGAGAAAAGAGGGCGGCAGCAGTTCTTATGGGAGATTTAACAGAGGATGTAGAGATTGGAGATGAGTTGAAAATGGCTGTTGGTAAGGAAGCAGTTAAATCGGTTGAGAAAAAATAGTCTTGTATAGGTCAGCCGGATGTCTTTAACTACTCTGGCTAATGAGACAGACGTTAGAAGCGCGGGTAACTTCTCTGATAGGGTGGCTCAGGGAACGATTGTGTTTTACCTTGAGCTAACTTCTTTCTTGATGCGGGATTTGATTACTGATACGGTCTATCAGACTGCGTATCCAGATGGAAGTATGTCTATGTCGAACAAACTTCGACTGGTAAAGGCTGAAGCCCTGATGACGGTTGGTCTAGCTTTACCTGCTGTTGCTGCTCCAACGACACAGGCGGGTACTTTGCAGTCGTTTAATATCGGTCGTACCGTTGATATTGAAGTTAAATCGTTTGCTAAAGAAATTATGGATATGGCAGCTAATTTTATTACTCTGGCCAAGGGTATTATCCCTGCTGGTATGATTACCGAAGAGGGTCAGCAGAGTGTTTGGTCTAGAGTGTATATGCGAGTGTTTCCTAGCTTGTCTGAGATGCCGACTGTGGCTGATATGCACAGCCTGGCTGAGGCTGCGATTCAGGAAGTTCGTGGAGAAGATTTCTTTGAAACGGGTCAGGGATAATGAATATTTGGCATGGTCACACAGGTCTTGATTTTCCACCGGATGTTGCGGGGAGATCGTGGAAGGTAGCAGTTCAGATGCTTGATTCTCGACTTCCTAGGATAATGAGAACGACGGAGAGATTTTTGCAGGATGTTACACCTGAACAAACTGGTTTGATGAAAAAGATGGTCCGTTCTTGGGACCCACGCATAGCAGCTAATGGTGGTTGGCGTTTTGCTTATGGTTGGAAAAAGACAGAATGGCCTGGGAGGGTTTTTTATCCTTTGTTTGTGCTTGGTGGAACTGGTTTGTACGGTCCTAGACACAAGCCCATTAGACCTATCCAAGCTCCCTTTTTGGTTTGGAGAGACACGGAAGGTGAGGTATACGTGCGGTCTGAGGTTGCTGGTCAGCATCCCCAGGATTTATTTGCTGCCTGTGCTGGAAATGTGGATGAACTTATGACTAAAGAGATGAACTTGGCTATGATGGCTGGTTTTAGGTCGATTAAAAATACGACATGTGTTATTAAGGGATAAAGATGCCGATTACTGTTCTGAAGCACAAACAGGCTTTGTATGAAATCTTTACTGCGGCTATGGAAGCCAGTCAACCCCTGGATGGATACTGTGAGGGCGTACTGAAAAGTTCGTTAAAGAAAGTCCCTGGGTGGGATAAGTTTATTACACTGGGAGAGTTTTCGGCTTCAGATGTGGTGACGGGTTTTATGAATAAGAAGTGGAGAGTTGTAACCCAGCTTATCCTGGCTGTTTCTCCTGTGAGGGATATCAGCGAAGGAGAGGAATTGGCTGAGGTGTACAGTTATGAATTGTCCCGTAAGATTAGGACAATTTTGGCTGGTAACAAAATTTTGGTATCCGCATCCTATCCTTCAGGTATATGTATTGAAAGTGTACATTCGGATTCAGAGTTGTTTTTTGTGGTGATACAGGATTTGATTTGTGCCGTTCAGCAGTCTTCTTTACGGATGAAGATGGTTGAGGAGGATTAGTGCCTATTTTTCCTGCTAGTACCTACGCGGCGGTTAAGTCGACGTTGGAGGGTTCTGCTTATCTGACGTATGTGGAAATAGTTACTGTCAGGAAATATCGTCATGGTAATCTTCCTGCTTTTAATCACCATGCTATTGTTATCAGTCCATCTTTCTCACAGGCTGTTACATATCCGGCGAATCAGAAGTATATTATGAACAGCATGCATCTTATATTGCTAGTGGTTATGCATTATGGTGAGGAGGATGCAATTTTGGGGAATACCCCAGGGCTTAACCCGCCTAAGGTTGGTATTTTGCCTATGTATGAGGGTGTTTTTAAGACTCTATTTGAGAACAATTTAGGTGACGAAATTTCGTTAATTCCTGGTATGGAAGAGTTGGATGAACCTTCATTTTTTGACGTTGTTGTGGATGAGGAAAGGGAAGGGTTTATGATGGAAGCTCGTATAGAATACAGGCCTAAGGGAGAAAGATTTGTTGGACAGCCCTTTTAAGTAGGAGGAAGTATGGTTGACGTAAAGAAAGTCAAGGTCAGACTCAGGCCACCTATGGGTTATTTGTGTGTAACTACCCCCTCAACTTCGATTATACTACATTCAGGTGAAACGGTGGAAGTGGATGTGGATACTTATAACAAGAAGTTGAAAGAATTTGCGGACATTGTTCCAGAAAAAGAAAAGAAAGAAAAGAGCGAGAAGAAAACTGTATCTTTTTTATTTAAGGATGAAGAGAAATGACGCTGCCAGGATATGAAGCTCAACGAGTGGAGGATATGTGGTGGGCGTTTTCTACCAAGAAGCAGAAGGATTATGATGATGTTCTTGAAAACACTGACATTACTCTTATGCATCCTATCAGAGAGGCTTCGATTGCTGAGATTACTAGGGAAATACGCTCTGATAAGGAAGCCTACGGGAAGGGTCATGAGTTCACTACTGCTATGTGGGAAGTCGCCAGGGATGTGCGTTTCTCTAGGACGCTGGATGGTAGTTCGACCATTCTGGGTTGGGCATTGGCGTTTGCTCTGGGTAAAGTTGTTACGACTCAGCCTAATCCGGTAGGTGCGGCTAACACGTATCTGCATACAATGACATTTTTTAGCCCCGTTACGGAAGCCACGGCACAACTTCCTGTTACGTCTGTTGTTGAATATGTGAGTGCTGGTATCGAGAGATTGTTATATGCGCTGGCTGTAGGTAGTGTGACGATTTCGGCAGAAGGATTTGAGCAGCTGTCTGTTGCTATCGAGATGATTGGTAGTGGTATGACAGCTACTAATACTATGGTTAAGCCTTCGATGCCCACACTGGCCTATCTGTCCTCAAACGCTGCAATTATTAAGATGGGTGATTCCTCAGAGGATATCAGTACCCGTATTCGCAGTTGGCAGGTGGCGATTAACAACAATCCAAGAGAAGCGCGTGGTTATTTCCCTGGTAGTGGTTTGTACCGTGGTCGTATGGAAATTGGAAGCAGGTCTATTCTACCTAGTTTTGTTTTGGATGTGGCGGCAGATGACGATTTACTGGCTGATTTCTTAGCTGGAACGGAAGTTGCTCTGGATTTAAGATGCGACGGTGACTTCACGGAAGGTACGACTTATAAACACTACCTGCGGATTCGTATTCCATCTGCTAAATATCGTGCATTACCTATCGAAGAGAGTGATGGAATTTTCACCTACGCGGTGACGTTTGATGAGGAAAGTGTTATTTATGATGCGAATGATACTCTTAATCCTATCTGTACTGTTGAGGTTCAGAATAAGATTGGAAGTTATCTAGTGGAAGGTTCTTAATATAT